AGTCAAGCCTTCAAGATATTCTAGCTCAGACACTTTTAAGTCCCTGCCCATGCAGCCCCAAGGCTGAAGAATAGCTTGATCTACTTGAGGTCCTACATGATCTTCACATCTTAGCAAGTGTAACGGAATGCCGCTCCAGTTTGCTCCAGTATCTAATAGAACGTGAGTTAATAAAGCCTGACCTTCTCTGCCGTAGATACCATGAAGTAATCCGCGGGTGTATCCTTCAGGCATCTTAGGACCAAGCAAAGCATTAGGTACGGAAACGTAGAAATGCTGAGGCAAGGTTTTGTGAATCATCTTCCGCCGTTCGCCTTAATCCACTGATATGCAGACCAAGCATCTTTAAACTTAGGCTGAGTTAGTTTACCTGACTCGATATTCTTACCAGTAGAGGTTTTCATTAGGGCTTCTTTGGTTTGCGTTCTGTGCGCTACCTTCGTTGCTCTCTCTTCTTCCTCTCTTTTAGTTGTAGCCTTTGCCTTCACCAAATAGTAAGCATCTTCTAGTTTTAGCTCCGATCTTTCCATCAGTAACTTTGCAATCTCAACTCTGTGTTCCGCTAGATCTGGGTGTGCAGTTTTAAACTTATCTATTTCAACAGAGCGTTTCTCCTGTGCTATTTCCTGCTGAAGAGGCTTAATCATATCAGCCATCATTTTAGCAGCTTCTCGTTTGATTGAGGCTTTACGGCCATCTTCATCCCAGACATCAAGCTCGGAGTTATCTTCAGCAGCAGCTCTGATTCCTTTAGCCCAATCAGAATCGGTCATCATGCGCTTCTGTCTGTCAAGTTCTTCTTTAAGAGATTCTATCTGTGCTCGTTCCTGAGCTAGTTCCTGTGTTTTTTTGGTGTAACTTGCTCTAAGATTCTGTATAACCTTTCTTCCATTCTCAGGAATATGCTTTATAATCTGGTCATAAGGCAAGCCAATCTTGTGTTCAAGACCAGGCTCTGACATTACGGGATCTTCGAAGTGAGTGTTGATCAAATCTTCCAAGTTAAAAGAATCTACTGAGTCTGCTGGTACGTCTGCTACTGAGGTATCGGCTGCGCCGGTCTCGTTATTCTCTGACATTTATTACATCCTTTCGCTAAATAGTTTATCCATGTCCGCTTCGGACATCTCACCCTCAGCAGGAGTCATTTCCGCTTCAGGCATCTCTTCTTCTTCTTCTTTTGGTTCAGCTAAAAACTTCTTAAAGTCTTTAGACTTAGCAAGCATTCCTATCTTACCAGAAAGAAGGGCAACATCTTTGTCGGTTGTTATATTTTCTAGTGATGGAACCATTTCCATTCCTATGACTTCGGCTTCTGCGGCGTCATCTGCTGCATCTATGATCATAGATATCTCTTTGGTGAAAGCACCTGGGAAAGATTCCTGATCTTCTTCAAAGCTAGCGTAGGGCTTCATTCCAAACATCTTGGAAACCTGGTTATGTACAGAAACCAAGCTGTTAAGAGCGCCTTTCGAGAATCTACCTACAGGTGACATGTCCTGATACATGCCGTCTTCCTCGCCTTCTAGTTCTCCGACCTTAAGTTCAAGCTCTATTTCGGCAGGCTCTTTAGAACCCTTCATACCTGCAAGAGATTTCATATCCATTCCATTCATTCTTCCGATATCTGAGATTGCCATTGTAAAACTCCTTTATTGTTTTAGCATTTCGTGTGCGGGCCAGGTTTCAACGGCAGCCAACTCTTTGTTACCGTCAAACTTAGCCACATTGTCAAGCCATCTTTGCGATTCAGCATCACCGGCTGCCTTTTCTGCTTCCAGCCTAGCTTGCTGATCATCTATAAAATGTTTACCAAAATCAGATTCAGGAATAAAACCTTTCGATCTCATAATGGTTTCTTCTTCACGCTGCGAATGAACCTTTTTTCCTAGACTACGAGAATGAAATCCTTGTCCCTCTAAGCCGGCGTTCCAACCCCCATTCCACAAAGTGCTCATTTTTGCGACTTTGGGGAACTGTTTTGTCATCACAGTATGGCAAGACTTACAAAGAACTTCTACTTCTGATGTTCTAGATCTGGTAAATATTTCTTCACACTTATTACACAGAGGGCACACCCAGTCATTTATTGGCATTACATCTTCTCCACTTTTCTTATATGACAGCAACCTTTTGCTGGCAGGCTCTTCTTAATCTTACTTATAAACCTTTCATTAACTGGCCTCTGGCCATCAATATTTCCGACAAGGGGAGAATCTTTCCCTTTATCCTTGTCGGTAGTGCCTTCGGTCGTAGACCTTTTGTGCGACTCTGTAGATCTCTTCTCCATTGCCTCTCCTTCTGGGCCTCCGGCCTCTAGATGTTACATCTATATAAAGTAATGGGAGCCCATTTTTGTACAAAAAAACTTTAAAATATTTTCTAAGCCATTGGCAGGGGTATAGATCTTTGTCCCTGGAGCAGTTCATTAGCTAGTCCCTGAGCGTCTGTAGTAGGCTCAGGAGCTATTGCCTCAGCCGAAGCGGCTCTAGATGCGCTGCCCTGTTCTAAAATATCCTGAGCCTTCTTGGCCTCCTCAATATATTTTTCATTTAGCTCAAACTGTCGAACAATATCTTCAAGAAGTTTGGCTTGCGGCACTCCAAGCTGACCGAGTACAGGTAAAAGCTCTAGAAGCTGGCGCTTTTTAAGCTCTTTACTCAGAGGTGTGCTTGCTTGATCCAACGCAAAGTATTTATATTTGTGATCAAGAGCATCAGGAGTTACGAATCTTGCCTTCTTGCCTACCATAATAACAGGCTTGTCCATCTCATCCAATGTATAAACTAACATTCTAACAAAAATATTTGCAATATCTTCGATTGCTTCGTCTCGTTCTCTAGCCATTCTTCCGATTTCTGATGCGGTGTACTGAGCAAGTGCTGTGATCTCTGTAGCGGTGGCTCTAGTTGCCTCTCCTCTGACGTTTGGAGAGATTATCGAGCCCCTATTTATGTCAGATTCTATTGCTTGTAGGTATCTTTCAAAGTTTGATGACATTGGTTCCACTGGAACTGTACGAATAATGCCATCTAAGCTCTGCTCATCTACAGGAATCATCGCGCCATCCTGGCCTGAGCTTATCTTAGCTAGAGATTCTTCGTCTATAGTTCCTTCTCTGTAGAGATATTGTCTTGAATCTCTACGAACTGCGTTAGCCCAGAATGTTCTCATTATATTTTTTTCAAATAGCTGGTCATATACTCTGGATAATGTGCTATATCCGTCCATAGGACGATCAGGCTGACGAGAATAGTACAGCGGAGCTATAGGAACTAGAGGCTGATCATCATATGTACGCAGAGGAATCTTAGACTTATCTAAAAATCCACCAGTTGTTTTTATATTTGGCGAGAATATGTAGAGCATGTCCTCTTCTAGATCATAAAACTCTACGACCTCAATGTACTTCATAGAATCTGGTAGGCTATTGTAAGATCCTTCGGTAGTCTTGCCATCTTCAAAGTATTGTGGCTTAGAAACTGGAGAATATTTCTTAGCACCGTGTATTCTTCTAGCTTCTGCTAAAGTCATGTAGTAATGATGACCTACAAAGCGCTGTTCTTCCCATAGATCTGCGTCTCTATCTAAGATTATATTCCATGGCTCTATCGCTCTGATAGATACTCGTGCCAAAGGGTCTTGGCTAACTCTTGGTGAGATCTTAAAGAAAGACATTGGAAAGATTAGAGCCAATCTGCTACCGTTTTCTAAAGCCTTTCTGTTATCCGACAACCAACCATTGACACTAGCTCTGGTTATCTCCACATCTTCGCTAGTTGTGGTCATAGAATCTACCTCAACCGATGGTGACTTCTCAAACAGTGACGCTATATATGACTCGATAAACGCATAAGCATCAGATGTTTCTACACGAACAGAGGTATCAGAGATTGACTTGTCATCGTAGAAACGTGTCAAATAAATCTGTCTTAGCTGGCGCATCTGTGGCTCTTGATTCTGCCAATGGTCCTTATGGCCTGCTAGGATTTCACGTATCATGCGTATCTTATCGTTATCTGACTGTGACATATTTTAAATCCTTATCAACTTTATTCTTTTTGTCAAGGTTATACACCGTAGCGTTGTTTGCTTTTTAATGTTAGCTTCTTTACAGCCTTGCTATATTTCTGTGATCGCACCCAAGCTGGCAGAAATAACGTCTTAGGAAATGGTACTGCTTTTAAACACTGCACTGCTAGAGCTAAAGCTATGACACTATCACCGTGTCCATTCTTGTGCGCTATATCTATGTTGCCTTTACTGTTAATAACAAACTGCTTTAGCTGTTGGAACGTAGCTATGTCTAGCTGAGATATCGCGCCACTGGCTAAGGTCTCTTTAAGTTCTTCGAACATTAACCACTTTGTCTTTCCGTTAGTGTTCCAGTCTTTGCCTGTAGTCGGGTGCTGCCATAACTTGTTAAATCCTCTGTTACGCAACTCAAGCAGCAGCGCATATCCAATGTTATTTTCTTCGACAAGACATAAGGCGTTATGATACATTGCTGATAGATGCTCAACCATATCTGCGGTTGCTGGTACTGCCGTTGTATTAGACGACCATACAGCAACCTGTCTCCAAGTCACTTTGTCTAACACAACAATCGCTGAATAATCTTGACCGCATCCTGTAGCAACGTCTATGCCTATAGCATATGTGGCT